GTTTCCCAGTCACGATCAGCCCTGCAACCCCAATCATTTCGACCAACTCCGCCTCCAATCGCTCAACCTCGTCACTAAACCAACCCGTCCGCTTTCCTGTTTTTGAATACTTGCGGGACGAACCCGTTGGGAAGCCCAACACCCGTCCCTTTTCCGTTGTAAAATTTTTTGTCATTGCCTTTCGCCGCCACGCAAAAACGAACCTCAACGCCTTTTTATCATCACTAACAATTCCCTTTCGCTTTGCCCATTGCTTCACCTTTTCAATCGCAACTCGTCCAATTTTTACATTTTTCGCCTCAACACCTCTGTCCAAAAAAACACCTCGCAAAAACAACGACAATTCGCCCACAATTTCCTCGCCTCCCTTTTCGCTCCGCACCTCAATCAATAAACTCCGTATCAATTCGCCCGTGTCTCTGTGACCTTGATTTATTAAATTCGTAATTGCAGCCGTCCGCAATGTGAGTAATGCGTGACCAACTGCATTGTTTATTAACCGCCGTTGTGGTGCAAATGCCATTCAAATCAATTTTTCGCCATTATCAACGATGCGGGTTTTGTTTTCGTTTCATCAAACGTTCCGCCCGTTTCACACGTTTTAAAACTCAACGCAAACATCATTTTTCGTCCGCTCACCTTATCATTTCCAATCACCTCGTTTTTTATCACATCAACACGCACATTCCCGCTAACAACATAAAACTTTGACAACACCCGCTCCTTTGACCGCTTAAAAAACTCCGACCAAACTTTTATCAAAATCCTTTCGCAATCCTCGCCAATTTGCTCCGCCGTGCGTGAACTGCAATAATCATTCACACCATACAAATCATTTTTGTGTTTATCAAAACACCACACCTCAACATCAATGCTCACCGCCGTATTTGTCAAACGAAACAAATTTTTGTCCGCCACCTTATCCAATGGCGACAACACCATAACAGGAAAGTCATAACCGCTCCGCCGCTCCTCCTCAAATCGCCTGTTAAAATAATAATCCACATCGCTATATTTATCCTCACCACGCCCCAAATTTGTCGCCGACAATTCCGACAACCAACCCTCAAAAAATGTGTTCGCCACGCTGCAATCGTGACCGTCCGTTTTCTCCAACTGTCGGCAAATCGTTGTCAATGTTCGTACAATCTCAATCATTGTGTCCGCTTTTAATCAATTAATGATTCCAATTTCAACCTATCTAAAAATAAAAAGGCAACGTACAAGTTCGCACCCATCGCCGCCTCCACACTATTTAAACCCGCCTTGTTAAACCATCCCTTTTCCGCCAACAAATAAATCAAATTAAACTCGCCGTATGCCTCACCAATTCGTTTCGATTTTGCCAATGCTTTCATTGACCTTTTCATTTCCTCCGCCGTTTCTCCTTTGACTTTCGCTTTTGCGTGTAAATGCGGAAACCGCTTTGTAATGTAATCAACCGCCGCAAAAAAAAACCCATCACTTTCCAACCGTTTGCCATGTGCATCCCTTTAAAAACTGCAACACGCCTGTCAATCCATTGTCGCCGCTCAACCTCCTCCAACGGTATCGTTTCGCCCTGCTTACGCACCAAAAACGCCGACAAATAAGGTATCGCCGCAACATCGCCCTCGCTTGCATTTTTGAAATATTGATGATATTGCAAACTGTTTATGTAATTGCCAACCGTTTCCGTTGCCATAATGTCCATTTGACCTCCCACCAACGGCAACGTTTCGGGGAAAAAATACGTTTCGCCATCGTGAATAATAAATTTATCCTCCTCCAAATCAAAATTTACCTGTCCATACAACAATCCAATCATATACACATAACACACGGATAAATCAACCAACCGCAACGCATACGCATCGTTTACGCTAATGTCCCACCAATACGCAACGAATTTACAAACCTTTCCAATTTTATCAACGTTACCCTCCGACCTCCTCAACACCTCCTCAACTGACAACACCTTTTCGCCCTGCTCGTTTTCCACGCCCTCCTCCATTAACGCCTCAACAATCGGCTCAATTTTCGTCACATACTCAATCCAACGCCCAAACGTCACCTCCGACCAATCCAAAGGCGGACGTTTCACGTTGCCATCAACCAATATTTCGGGGATTTTTCGCCCCACCAATTCGTCCTTTGCCATAATTTATCCCTCCTCTGTTTTCGATTCGTCACCAACTCCGCCGTTTTCGCCCTCTGCTTTCGTTTCCGTGCTTTCATTTGACGCTCCGTTGTCATCGCTCACAATACCCTCGCCAACACCTTTCGACCCGTCACCGCCTTTATTTGCGCCCGTGTCCGTTGATGCCTGTTTGCTTGCCTCGTTAATTTCGCCAATGCGAACCACCAATTTATCCAACAACGTGCTTTCCTTTCGTGCCGTTGTGTTCACGTTTAACGCTATCAACATACTTTTTAACGTTTCCGCCGTTTTTTCCTTTCCCGCCAATGCACTCGCAAACGACAAAATTTGTTGCTTGCCCAATTCGCCAACCGCCTCCATAACATTCGCCTCCGTAAATACAAAATGCTTATTCACAACACGTTCCCCAACTTTGCCTTTCCCCTTTGACGATTCGCCCGTTTGCTCCAACGATGATTCCGTTGATTTGCCTTTTTTGCTTCGATACTGGTCTATTGGGATTATCTCTATTTTGTGCGTTGGCGTTACCGATAGCTTTTGGTACTTTTTTCCCAACTCCAAATCGTAAATTTTCAACGCATTAAAAAACGTGAAAAACAACCGCCTCCGCTTAATTGGTGCGTTTGGGTCTGCCATCACCGCCTCACCAATTTCAATCACTTTCGCCAACTCCTTTTTATCAAACGCCTCCTTTGTTGGCGTTGTCTGCTTTACTGTTTTTTTGTCTGCTTTCTTCGACATTGTATTGAAATTTTGATTGAATAATTATGCGTAAACCGATTCATACGGCATTGAATTTTCGATTAAATCGCCATACGCCCTCAACATCACCATTGTTGCAAAGTCGGGCGAATGTCCCAAATCAACCACCAACTCCTCCCTCCTCGAAACCTTTAACTTTCCATCCTTATCAACATCCCTTTTGCGTATCGCTTCCAACTCCTCCATAATTATGTCGCAAACTGATTCGCTCACTTTGTTGTCATCCACATAAACACCTCGCTCATTTACTTTTTTCCCCAAACGATAATAACATTGCGCCCTCAAATTCTCATATTGTGGCTTTTCCTCGTCATCCTCTGCAACTGGTCGGGCGTTGTTCACAAACCCCTTTGTCCCTCGAATCAAACCAACAATGTTCCCAACGCCATCGCTATCGTAAATAACATTTGACGCAAATACACCGTGCTTTTGCATCATTCGTTTTATTTCCCTCAACACCCCTCGCTCGTCACACTTATCAATCACAACGACCTCCTTTAATGTCCATCCATACCAAACACCAATCACAAATTTATCCTTTCCCTTTGTCGCTATGTCCGCCGTTATCCACTTTTTAAAACCTTGCATCCGCTCAATCAATGCAACGTGCGTGTTCGTGAACATATCGCAAAGCGCATCATAACCAAACAAATCCAATTTATCCGTATCAAAATCCCAAAGCCCGTGTAACAACCTATCCCGCAACACCTTGTCCATTCGCTCCAACTTTGCAACATAACCTTTGTGCAAATGCGGATTGTCTGCAACTTTCGACACTAAAAACTTTCGATATTCGGGCAATTCACCCTTTAATTTCGCTTTGTAAAACTGCCTATACAAAAAGTTTTTACACGGGTTCGTTGTCATTAACAACTTTCCAATGATTCCATATTCCTCCAAATTGTGCCTCAAACGTGACGTAATCGCATCCTTTGCACGTTGCACCACTTGACCACATTCGTCAATATACGCCCACGTCAAATCCAAACTCCCTAAATCATCAAAATACTTGTCACGGGGATTCAATTGTAAATCTCGTAAAAATATTTTGCTTTCATTCGTGAATGTGACAATACTTTTGTTGTCATTGTAATTCACATCCACCTTACTCATTCCAAAGTCACTCAACACCCTCCAAAACGTTTCCAATGTCGTTTCCTTTAACCTTGCCAACACCGCTCGACCAATCAACCCTCGACAATCGGGATATTTTAATGAGTTCGTAATTGCCCAACAACACCCCAACGTTGATTTTCCACCACCCGCCGCTCCGCCAAACAAAAACTCCTCCGTCACATCATCCTTTAAAATTCTGTAACCCTCTATTTGTTTCGGCGTTAAATACTCCGACAACCTCAACGTCCGTGTGTTTGTGCTTATATTCAAAACATTTAATCCGCTTGCGTGACCTCCAAGTTTGATAAATAACATCTTGCACACTCATAAATCCAACACCCGTCCGCATCCGCCGTAAAATATGCTAAATGTTTCAATTCGTGTTCCTCGTCACAACCGCCGCAAACAAACGTTTCGGGCTTCCCACCCAAACAACTTTCGCACAACATCGAATGTCCCGCCAATATCGAATCACAAACCAAACATCCGCCATAACCTCCATTCAAATCACCCTCCTCGCTTGCTTTGCTCAATTCAAAATCAAACTTTGAATCGTGCGTAAAATAGCAATACTCCTCGCAATCCAAACAAATACAAAGTTCCTGTTCCATGTTTTTGCCGATGTGCCTAAATGATTTCCCGTCTGTATTACCGCAACTTTCGCACACACGCAACACAACACCCTCGTCCGTTGTTTCCTCGACCTGCTCCACATCAATCATAAACCCTCCGCCATCCGTATCGCCTCCGCTTGGTGTTTCTGCAAATATTTCGTTCCAACTTTTTTCCGCCTCCAACGAACCCTCCGACAACATTATGCCCAAATTAACACCCTCAAACCTTTTTCGCCAATTTGGAATACCTGACTTATTGCCCTGCTTAATGTGATGCAATCCGCCAAAAAGCCCCTCCGAACCGCCACCAAACAACACAAAGTCAATCCCTGACAACGAAACCAAATGTTGCATCAATTCAATAAACGGGTCGTCCGCTATTGCGTGACGTGTCATTGCTTTCAAATGCAACAACTCATTCAAACAATTCGCCAACGTCCGCTCCTCTGGAATCCTATCCAACAACTCGTCCGCAACCCTCGCTTTCAACCAATCCTCGTCATATCTACACAATTCCGATTCCACGAACTCGTCACCATTTCCGCTCCCTGCCTTTTTCACTCGAAAACTCAATGTTCGCTTTTCGTTGCTTTCCCCAATAAACACCTCGCCCTTTCGTTGCAAATGCCTAAATACTTGATACCACGATGCGAACCCGTGCGGCAATTCGTTTTCAGTTACTTTTTTCATACCAATTCAACCTTTTTTGATGTTATACAATTACACGTCATCAACGACAACCGTTTGAACCCGTGCGTTTAAATCAATTTCCTGTTTTTGAACATAACCCCGTTTTTTACCTTTCGTTCCCAACATGAACTTTATTGCCCATCCCTCACCCGCTTGTATTTGCTCAATCAACTTTCCCTCTGTCAAATCCAACACCTCCTCCTTTTGCGCCTCCCACTCCTCCGCAACTTTCGGATATTTTTTTATATAACTGTCCGCCGTATTCCACGACACGCCCAACTTTTTCGCCAATGCTGAAACAATCGCACCACAACCGTCCATCACCGCCAAAACATCCTCCTCCGAATGTTTGACGTTTCGACCTCCGCCCTTTGGGTTCGTTTCTGTTTTTTTGTGTGCCATACCCTTTCACAAAATTTAAAAAACTTTCAAAAAAATTTGCTTGATTTGTTCAATCAACCAATCCAACCGCATCCAATCAATTAAACCCTCGTTTTTCCCAATTCAACACCCGCTCCTCAAACTCCTCCTCACTTATGTTTATCCCTGCAACGTTGCGAATCCCGTTTTTGTAATACTGCCAAACAATCAACCGTTTCGCCCAAACCCTCACCGTTACCTTTGGATTCACACCAAACACCGTTTCAACCTCACCCGTTGCCCAAATTTTATCCAACACTCGCTCCGTGCCATCAACATCCCTCAACTTAGGCTTTTTGCCCTTATGACAATAAAACAAATCAACCGCAACCGTGTTCGTGTATTCCTTGACATCATAAACGCCCTGTGTGCATTGCTTCAATAAACCATTGCCCGAAACCCTACCCATAAACACCAACATTTAATCGTTCACTTTGCAACGCCACTTTCGCCAACCGTGCCGCCTCGTCATCGCTCTCAAATATACTGTCCGCACTCAACCAATACTTTCGCCATTTCGCAACATACGCCATTCCTTTCGATGTTCGTGCGTAATCGCCAAAATGTTTCACCACATACCCAAACAAATCCCTCAACGCCTTTTTGTCCTTTGACTTAATATTTGCTTTGATGTATCGCAACACGCCCTCCAATCCGCTCCTTTGCAATGTACGCCGCAAACGCCTGTGATGATTCACAACCACCCTGTAACGTCCATGATTTATCGTTTGTCGCTTAAATTTTGCAACCACAAATCCAAATAGTTTGTTGATTTTTTTAACTTTCATTTGTCCGTAATTTTTATTTAAAACTTAAAAATGCTATTCAAAATCATTGCCTCCGCTTACTGTTTCAAACTCAACCTTTGTTCCGTTCAAATACTCGTTTTTGCTTACATACTGAAAAACACCCTTTACTCCATATCCATTCCCTGCTCCTCGCCCGTCCGCCTTAATTTCAATAATATTTCCAACAAACACTCCATCGAAATAAACTTTATTTTCCCTCAAATCCAATTTCACCGACTTGACAACCGATTGCGCCAAATTACTATCGCATTGCGGACAATCACCAACTCCTTTCCAAATATCATCAATCAACGCCATATCAATCAATTTTTGAAATATTACGAATATAACCCTTTTCCATAAAACGACCAATCACAACGTTGTCACTTTCTGCTTTTACCGTTTTATGAAACCATTGTTGTCGCCACTCGCTCCAAACCTCAAACGTTTGTCCAACCGCTAAAACAACAACCTTTATTTTTTCCTCAATCGTTTCCATTGCCATAACTATTTAACCGCTCCAATAACTTGCCTAAATCATCAATTTCGCAATTTATTTCCAACTGCTTAATCCCTGACAAATCGCCAAAACCCTCCTCGCTTTTTCGCTTCATTGCCAACAACAACTTATCGCCAACCAAAACCCTCAACATCAATATTTCCTTTTTGCTAAAATCCATCAATCAATAAATTTTTATTTTGTCATCAAATTCAACAAACTTGTCAATTGACCAAAACCAAACATTCCACGCTCGAATCAACGCCCTAATTTTGCGCCCTGCTTTCGTCCTTTTAATCCTCCGCCGTTTTCCCATAAAATCAAACTCCTTTTATGGGGATATTGACACGCCCGTTCAAAACGTCCCCTTTCGTCTTAGGCGGGATTTTGTATTTAATTATGTCCGTTCCCCACTTTTCCATAATTCGCAAACAATCCCTCGTTTCACTTTCCATTGTTCGACCACCTACCAATCCACCACCATTTCGGCTCGACCTGTCTTTTAAATAACACAAAAAATTAACCCTTAAAATTTTTTTATAACGATTACATTGTTGAATCGCCATATCATAATCGTCTTTTGTACCCATCGCCTCGTCATACTTCAATCCGTGTGCATTATGTGCGTGGTGCGGTGCTAAAACCATCCTCGTCAATGAAAAAGGCAAAAACTCCTTATATGCTCGGTTATCCTCATTCACCGCACAACCCCACAATTTACAACCCCACTCGCTCGACAACACAAACATCCGCTCCGCCAACAACCTATAAACACCCCACTCAATCGGCTCAAATTGATAAAACCCCTCCTTTTTTACCCTGCCGTTCAAAATAGCCATACACTTAACATCGTCATCAATCATCACCAAAGGCGTGTCGAAATTTTCCAAAATCCAATTTCGCTTTCGCCCAATGTTTCCATCACTACTACCAAGGCAACAAACCACCCGTTTCGCATCACCAACCGCTTTCAAATATCCGTCCCTCTGCGATTCAGGCACAACAAACACCGCCTCCTCAAAATAATCCAATCCCAACAATTGCTCCTTTGATGCCCTGTTAAATGACGGTATGACAAAATTGATTTTCATTTTACGAAACCCTTTTCATTTCAATTATTTTCGTTGCTTGCCCTGCTTTCCCTCGCTCGTCAATCCTCTGTTTGATTCCCTGCGTTAATTCCGTCACCACCTCCTTTATTTTCGTCACCGCCTCCTTTCTCTGTTCGTGCGTTTTGTTCGTCCGTGCTTTGCTCATTTGATTGTCCTTTTAATTGTTGAATTTTGTTTAAAAAATCACCACCACCAACCACTCGTCCAATTCCTACCTTTTGACTTTTCGTTGTTTTGATGCCGCTTTTGACCTCACCCAAACCAAAAAACTCCTTTGCCACATTCCAATCAAAAACGTTGTCGAATGTAATGACAACATAATTGTGTTCCAATAATAACTCCCTCGAAAACGGAACTTTGCCTTTTCGCTTCATTCCCTTTCCTCCCTTGTCCATCTTCGATAATTCGCCATTCGTGAATAACTTTGATAAAAACCCGTTGTCGAACTCGAATTGCGCCAATTTTCCAAAATCCGTTTTTCCACCCGCTTTGTTTGCAATAACCACCGCTTTGTCCGCCGTTTCCCTGTCCCACGATACAAAACGAATGTTGAACCGCTCACCATCAAAATCAACCGTACCCTTTGCAACCGTACCCTTTGACGTTATCGGTATGCAAATGCTGTGAAATTGCATTGTTTCCGCCTCAACCCTTTGATTGATGTTAATAATTGAATCCCGTTGGTTTCCGCTCACCACCTCACAATCATTATTTTTCAACCAATCAAAAATTTCAATACTGCGATTCAAATAAACACCATCCTCGCTCCATTCAAAATCAACACCCAAATTTATAACGATTCCGCCCAAATCGCCCAACTCAACCATCCAGTCCGTTAGGTCTGCCATTTGCTCGTCCGTAATTTTTCGGGGATTGTTTTTATATCCAATTATTGCCATTCGTCCAAAAATTAAAAAACCCGCCCTTTCTGCAAAAGGCGGGTCGTTAAAAATCATCAAAACTATTTCGTTGGTACAAAATATATCGTTCAACCAACCATCCCAATTCCCACCGCTTGCAATTTAGCAAATTTCCTCGTAATTACAAACTTTTGTTTTATTTCCCATCCAACTACACGTCACACGTTGCGCTCGTCCGCCTCTAATTTTTGCAATTATCAACTCCATAATGTTTTCCGCATCAATAGCCCTAATTGTTATTTCCCTGTCAGGCAAATCATACGCCGCCGTTGCTTTGATGTTTCCACGAACTGCGTAATAATACGCACGATAAAAAAACACAACCATATCGCTATCCTGTTCGATTTGTCCGCTTTCCCTCAAATCCGCCAACGTTGGTCGCCTATCACCGCCACGTTGTTCCACGCTCCTCGACAATTGCGCCAATGCTACAACACAAACATCCGCCTCCTTGCTCAACGCCCTCAACATTTTGCTCACATATCCAACCCGCTCCTCCCTCGTCTGTCCATCGCCTCGAACTAATTGCATATAATCCACCACAACCATTTCCAAGTCAGGGTTTTCGCTTTTCATCGCCAAAACCTTTCCCCTTAACTCGTCTGCGTGTATCGCTGGCGTATCGTCCACATACAACAAATCCTCACCCTCGTTATTTATCAACGGCTCTGTGTGGTATCCAATTTCTCCAATATAATGCTCCAACTCCCTATCACCCGCCGCCAACAAATCGTCCGTATTAACACCCGACCAACTCGCAATCAACATTTCCATAAAACTATCCTTGTCCATATCCAACGAAAACACCAAAACCTTTTTTTTCTGCAACACCACGTCCTTTATCGGCTGCGATACCACAAAACTCGTTTTTCCCATTGACGGACGACCCGCCAACACAAAATATTTTCGCCGACCCCAAACATTAATCACTTTCCTCAATACACGCAAACCAACCTCGCAACCCTGCGTTTCCCAACCTCCGTCTCGTATGTTATCAATTCGTTTCAAATAACCCCTCACCAATCCCGCTCCTCCTTTCCAACGAATCAATCCGCTCATTGCTGACAACGACACTAAACGCTTTTGCAATCCCATCAACACCTCCAAAGCATCCTTTTCTTGCATATACGCCTCCTTTACCGCAACCGTCCCCTCCTCAATCACACCCCTCAAAATTCCTTTTTCACGCATCAACATAATGTGTTCGTCAATGTTCGCCGTGCTTCCAACTCTGTTCGGCAACTCCGCAACATAAACAACACCTCCTCCCATTTCCGTCTCCAACAAACCCAGCTCGTCCGCTCGTCTCAAATCCTGCGTAACTGTCAAAATGTCCACCGCCCTCCGTGCTTTAACCAACCGTTTAATTGAACGAAAAACAACTTTGTTTCGATTGTCCCAAAACAATGATTCGTCCATTTTTAAAACCTTTGATGTTGTACTTGAATCCAATAAAAATCCGCCCAACACCGCAACCTCAATGTCCCCACATGACGGCATTTGATTCGTGCCGCTAAACACCTTTTTTGATGATAATTTCATTTGTACCGTAATTTTTTGATGATTAATAAATTGACGGGATGCCGTCCAACTACAACATCCCGTCCCGTTCCTATAATTGAAGCTAATTTCAAAATGGCATATCGCCCTTTCCATTTATCAACTTTTCAATTTCGTTTTTCACCTCCTCGTCATCGCTATTCATGCAAATTTCGCAAATTTTAGGCTCTGACGAACTAATTACCGCCACGCCAACGTCCGCCTCGTTATATGCCCAAACAACCTTTTTTCGCCCACAAACATCGCAATCAAAATCACCATCTCCAACAATTTCCGTTTGCGCCGACCTTAACCACGAATTAACCCGCTTTTCCATCGCCATATCCGCCATAAAAACATCATCCATTAACGCCGCAACCACATCGAACAAATCCGCCTTTTTTAAATAGTATCCAATCTCGACCAACTCAAAAGCATTTCCCAACAATGCCATAAATTTCCCCTCTGTAAATGACCATTTCAAAACAATTGACAAATCCAAATCCTTTCTCAACTTCAAAACCCAATCGTATGCCGTCCAATCATCAGAAACCGAAACGTTTTGTTCAATACTGTAATCCAAAATATCAACACCATCACCCCTCGAAACAATTTGAAACCGCTTGCTTTCCCAAACATTGAACCCGTGCGAATACAACCAACCAAAATCCACATCAACTCCTCCAATCCATTTATCAATCCGCTCCATTCGTTCCAATGAGTTTAAAACCTCCTTTCCGCAAATTCCGAAAAACAAATTTTGCAATTCGTGAATAAATTTAATCCTCCTTAAATACACCTTGTTTTTGCCATCGAAAATCATTGCAAAAAAACTTTCGCAACTGTCACGCATCAAAACGAACCTCCGTTCACCGCCAACGTCAATCGCCCAATCATACGAAAAACAATGTTTTAACTCCGACAAACGCCCCGTCTCCAACTCCTCCGCCAAATCAATATCCTTTGTGCAATCCGTACTCATTCCTAAATCAATGCTACTTTCTAAAACACTAAATCCGTGCGAATACAACCACGATAAATTTAACGATATTGCGAAATATTGCCCCTTTGGGTTCAAATAAATTGTTTGTTCGCCATCAATACCAATAACAACGTTTCCTCGTCTTAAATCCTTGTTTTTTAACTGTCTCATTTGTACCGTAATTTTATGAATGAAATAAATTAAATTCTGTCCACCTCGTCCGCATTTTTCCAACCACCACGCCCACCACTACGTCCGCTTTGTGATGCTTGTTTTTTACGACTGCGAAACCAATTAATAAAATATTTTTTTAACTGCGTTGTGTTGCGCTCCGTGTCACCCGTCATCACCAACTCCTCGACAAATTCACGCATAGCCGCCTCAACCTTTACCCTTTCGCTTTTTTGTGTACGACACACATAAACCACAAATTCGTCATCGTTTAACAAAAATTGCATTTCATACGTTGCGCCTTTTATTTCAATTTCACTTTCGCCGTCTTGTGTGTTATTTAATATAATAGTGGTACTAACTGGTAATGTTCCCTCATTTTGACAAACCCGTCCCTCATTTTGACACACCAATTCCAAATTTTGTCCACCCCCTGCAATTCGCTTTTTCCATGCCCAATATTTCGCTCCAACCGTGTACCATTTCGTAACGCCACGGATCGTGACTGGGAAAC